CTTTAATGGTCTCCGAGAGCTTGTCTCTCATCATTTGTGTTTGGGAGTTGTTTGCTGATTCAACGTCATCAGCGACGATAAGGTCAGCACGGGAACCAGTGAGCTGTCCTGTGATACCTAATGATTTCACAGAGGGTGCGTGAGAGGCTTTTGCGGGTCCTACGTCAAAGCTGATCTTAGACATACGCTGTCCATCTTTAGGACGCAGATGCTGAAGTAGGGGTACTTCGTGGATCAAACGTAAGGTAAAGGTCGAGAAGTCGTCTGCCCTAGTTTTAGAAGCAGAGACAACAAGGATGTTCTTCTGAGGGTCCACCATAAGTTGGTGACAAACGTAAGCAGAAGTAATCCAGCTTTTACCTACACCTCGAAAAGCTTGGACGCATGTACGTCTCTGTCCGCTATCTACGAATGAAGCTATGTCGTATTGAGTTGGCGTAGGGTCAGGTAGGTTTAGGTGCTTCCAACAGACCCACAGAAAGTTCCGGAAGTCTTCAATTGGGTTTAATTGTGCCGTCATCTTCTACGAAAGGTAATTGGTTAAGGAGCTGTCCCAGAGGGTTCTCAGGGGTCGCGTAGGAATCGATACCGTTGTCTTTCAGGAACTGTCGAGCTACAGACAGGTCTGCACTTGTGGCTTCCCCACTGGCTATCCTCTGGAGTAACTCATTAGCCAAACCGTTGTGTAAGTTTTCGAGAATATCTTTAAGACCCTTCACGTTTTTCTCTCTCCCGTCGTTCCCGTTCTTTTTGCCTCTGTTTAGCCGCCTTTTCCATTTCCTCTCTATCCTTTTCTACAGGGTGTGGATGTGGAGGAGGTTTAGGAATTCCAAACATACTCTTTACGTCAAACAGGTTGAGACCTTTCATCACTTACTTTCCTCTAGGTTTTCTTACAGTTCTTTTAGCTTGCTTAAAGTTCTTCGCGGTAGGCGCACCTTTAGAACCGGGGCGGCGCATTGTTTCGCCACTTCCTTTTGCAATTCGTTGTCGTTTCTTATGAATATTTCTGTATAAAGACATTTAACACTTCCATCTTTTCCTAGCTAACCTAAGTCTACTTTTAGGGTTCTTAGCTGCACCGGGAAACTTCTTCATTTGTCCTGCACTTCTTGCACAGAACGATTTCTTACGAGAGCCACCACCGGGTTGAGGAGGTTTGAGCTTACTGCCAGTCTTCTTGTTGTAATAATTACGACCAGCCTGTGTTAAACCACCAGCTTTAGACTTATGCTTTGCACGTAGAGATACACCTTTCTTTGGAGGTGCCATTATCGACTGCCTCTCATGTTCTCTCTAGCGACTCCCTTGGTCTTTTCTAGTGAACGCATTCCGCCAAGACCCAACAGTGCCATAATTAGTCCAGTGAGTTCTTCAGTCTGGAGAGTAGGTAGTGTTATCATTGGATACCAAACAACTAGCGCCCAAGATGTAATAGGAGCGAGTATATATTGCCATGCTAATGCAAAGGCGCATATCCACATTATAGCGGGCCGTGAACCGCTTACGAAAATGGAGGGATGTTTCGCTTGCTCTATATTAGCCTGTGCCTGTAGAGCATCTAAGCTGATTAGTTGTGTTCTAAGTTCAGCATCTAACTTGGTCTTTAGGTCTTTATCTTCGACAAACTTATCTAAGATTTTACCTGTGACCCCTATAACACTTTCAGCAATACCAAGCATTATATTGATGCTCCTTTCTTAAAAACAACAGGGAAACAAGTACCGTCCCAATCAACAAATTCGCCTTTATCTCTACGTGTATTCATTAGCATTAAAATTGTTTCTGGAGGAGGACACCCACCATCGACTAGGTTCTTCTCGTATGTAAATGTTCCATCTGAATGCATTAAGACAAGAATAAGGAGAAACTTTTGAATAACAGGCATTACGTTTTATCTTCTTTTATAACCGGATGTTTTCCATTATGCATTTTATTAAGTCGCAAAATTTCTTCAGAATGAGACTCAATAATTGTCTGCATTCTTTCTAAAGAACGGTGAAGTTTCTCTCGATTTTCTGGAGAAAGTATGCTGGTTAAAACACCAATTTTGTTAGCTGAGACTTGAGTTGATATGTCATTTTTTTCAAGTCTATCGAATAAGTCGCTTATGTTTTTTTGCATTTGTTTGGAATCTTCTTCCAATTCTATGCATTTTTGCCGAGTAACTATGAATGAAGTTATAACACTTATAAGCATCCCGCCTAATGTTATGAGGAGCCTTGCGTCCAGTTCCATCGATTACGGCTTAGTTGGCCAAACGATGTTGTCTATGTCGACATTCGCCGGAAAATCACGCAGGGCAGCGCGGTACGCTTTTTGCTCGTCGGTCATCGTGAGGTCGCTGTTCGCCCACCAGTCGCATTCGGCGAGACGGCTGTTCCGTTCTTCCCGCACCCGCCGCATAGCTCGGGCAGCACTGCCATTTGCCCAAGCGGTTTCGCGAGCCTCGATCTCTGCTAATTCGTCGCCTCTGATTTCGACCTGCGTTTGGCCGGTCGGCGTTACTACATTTTTTAATCTTGCCATCTGTTTGTTTCCTAAGTTGCGACGACGCCGTACAGCTTAACCTTGCCGCTGGCTATATTTCCGCTGCTCATCTCAACTTTGATCGCGTCCTTGTCTGTCGCTGAAACCGTATTGCCGTAAACGTCGTTGGCTGCAATCTGGTTGTGCGTGGTGTCGCTGCTGTAAACTAAGCTTCCGTGCATACGTGACAGCGATGAGTTGTTCTGAGTGTCGTAAATCCAGACGTGGCCTGACATGCCCTGATTAGCTGCATTGGACAGCGCACCGCCTGTAAGTTGCCAGAAATTCGCAGCAGATGCTTCGGTGTTTCCGCCATTTCCGCTGGGCGACCCGCTACCCCCATAGAATGTCGCCGGTGCGATATACCGCATGTCCGATGTCGTAAAACTGGAACCGTTGTCTTCGCTCAAATAAAGGTACGGGATCGTCCCATCTGTTGCTGGCAGCAGCGCCTCAAAAACCATGAGGTAGACGGTGTAAGTCGAGGTCATCATCGACGTAAACGCGAGCGACGCGGACCCGCTTGCCGTGCCGGTGCCGAGTAATGTGAGCCCCGCCGCAGGAGCCGCTCCCCACGTATTGTTTCCGTATAGAATTGTGGACGATGACGCCGTGCCACTGCCAAGCCGCGCTGTCGGGACTGTGCCGCTTCCGAGATTCGCCGCGTTGAGCGCGGTCAGATTCACTCCGCTGAGTGCTGGCACGTCCCCACTGCCATCGAGCTTGAGAATCTTATTTGCGCCGGATGTTCCGACATCATCGGCAGTGACAACACCGTAGCTATCTACTGCTTGTTTTGTCCGCAACGCTGTCATCACATTTGCGTTATTTGTTCCCGCTTCAGCTTCGGCTTGACTCGCGACTGTTACGCTCGCAGAAGCAGCACTGGCAGCAGCAGCGGTAGCAGAAGCAGCAGCATTGGTAGCCTGAGTCGTCGCTAGAGCAACTTGAGCCGTCGCTAGAGTTACTTGAGCGGCACCATCAGTCGAAGCAGATGTCGCACTTGATGCAGCAGATGTCGAGCTGGCAGCACTATTCGTTGCACTGGTCGCAGCGGCACTAGCAGATGCGGCAGCGGCTGAAGCATTGGTAGATACACCGGCTACTTGACTGTCTGTATATGCTTTAGTGGCAGCGTCCTGTGCGCTCGTAGGGTCAGCCACACTGGTGATACGTTTGCTGTTGGCGTCAAAGACACCTGTGGACTGCAAGGTTAATCCATCGTTAGATATATCGATAGATTCCTGCGCCATAAAGAAAGCTTGGTTACTATCGGTATCCAGATCAGTTTCTGTTAGAATAGCCCCAGACACATAATCTACCAACCGAGTGTTCTGACTTGTTGCCCGACGTATCTCTACAACTTGCCCTGATGTAGGTACGTTCCCTGTAGTAAACTGTACGGTATTTGTAGAAGGGAAGGTGTAGTGAGTGGTAAGTGTCTTGGTTACGCCATCGACTTTTACAACTATGTCTGACGTAGACCTGTAAGCAAAAGAGAACGACAGTGGGTCAGCACTACCTGTCGCCGTGATCTGCGTCACTGCAAATGGCATATCTTTACCTCAATTATTTTTTTTAAGAGTTCACTCAGTGAACTGGTTTATGCTTTTCCGGCATTCCGGTTGCGTGGGAAAGACATATTCTTAGACGGACGAGAAACACTAAGGTTACTCATACTGTTATTATTAGGGTTACCGTCTTTATGGTGAACATGAACCTTTTGGTTCTTGCGTATCTTCCCGGCATTAATCATTTTTCGTCTGGCTTTATTACGATTATTTCTCTTATCTATTTGCTCTTGTGTGCCATCGTAATTATCATATTCTTTTCTATAATCTCTACTCATTTAGATGCTGCTTCTATTGCGTTATGTATACCCAAGGCATTACTAAAGGCAAAAGCCCTTAGTTTCTTAGGGTCAAAATCTTCACCCCACGCTGCGTCTCTGCCTTCACCCAGTAAACGAAATATTTTTACCCCCGTATCATAAGCAGGGCTACCAGTAAGGGGGTCAGAACCAAGTCCTGTGGACCTGCCTTTAGTCCCAAAGATAGGATCGCCTAAACCTGTAAGGTCGTTAACAATGGTATCGGTTATCATGGGAATGAAGGAGGAGTACGAAGACCTTTGGAAAGCAGAAGTAGCAACATTTTTTAGACTGTATTTGCTATCGGCATCCCAAGGCGAATCGATAAAGTCTGACAGATCGTCATCATCACCTGTGCCAAGGTTCTTGGCGTAGGTTTGAGCCATGTATGACAGACCACCCATAAAGGTTGTTCCCATGAGGGCATGAGCGCCCTGAAGGTCTCCACGGGTATATCCATTATAAACAGCGGGTAGGAATTGCTTGGCGTGAGAAACAAGCATAAAGGTTCTAAATTGGGTGAGTAATTTCCAGAGTCCTTGAGACATAAAGTACCCAGTGGCACCTATATCATTCTCTTGGATAGCTCTGTAGGTCCATCTAGTTAACCCATTAGCAAAGGTTTCTCTAAGGTCAGGGTCCCAATCTTCTAAGCGTAAACTACCTAGTTTTCCTGAGTCTTTATCCATACCTTTCTTTAGTTGGTCCATAATCTTCAGGGTATCTTCATCTCTCCACCCTAAATCTCTAAACCTCATAAGGTCTTTTTCTGTGAGTGTTTTACTAGTTAACTGCCCCATTCTATGTATGGCAGCTTTGGCAGCTAACCTTTGAGTACCTGTGGTAATAGGAGTCATTCCAGAAATCATTGAAGTGACTCTTTTACCTTTGGTGCTTAGGTCTAAAATCTTTTTCTGTGTTGCAGAGTAGGTGTCATTTAACACTTCTTCTGCCGTACCTGAGTATCTTTCTGAAACTGTAGCGTACCTAGAATACTCTGCGCCTATGCCTGTGATGCTTTCGATGTCTCTCATCAAATCATCTTCCATGATTTCCCCAGTCTCTAGGTTTCTCTTCATAACCTTGAGAGCGGGCATGTTAGCTAGCATGGCCTTCCAGCCCATCAGTGCAGCAACATTATAAATTTCTGCTATTTGGGCAAAACCTACTTGGTTCATAACACGCATGTAGTTGTAGTCTAGTAATAGCCGGTGTGCGAATTTAAGGTTTTGGTGAGTTTTGCTTCCTCTAGTAGAATCACCGCCTAAGAACTTATCGATAGGCTTTCCTACTAAGTGACTATACATCGTTGTCACATTACGGATATCTATGGCTACAGAATCTTCGTTGCCTGTGGCCTTAGCCTCATCTTGTATTTCTTTTATGATACCATCGAAGTCTTTATCAGATTTAATACCCAGATGTTTCGCAGCGGATATCCTACCTGACATTTGTCGGATGTATGAATCAAGACCAGCGTATGCGTTTCTATCAAAAAGATCTTCTACGTTTATTTTTAAATCACCCACCGTGTGTACATAAGTTTCATCTATTTGAAACCTACGCTTTGTAGCATCAGCAGGACCGCCACTTGCTGTCTTAGTGAGTATAGCTTTCATCTGAGCTATTATCTCTTCTTCCTCACCAGCTAATTGTTTTGTGCCGTCTATTCTATCGACGCTTTGACTCCGTAGAAACGTCTCTAGTTCGTCAATGTTTGCTTTAGAAATAACACCACCACGCATAAAGTCTCCATCAGCGGCCCTTTTAATACCTAGTAGGTAAGTTTTCGCAGCAGCTTTAGCGACAGCATCAGTTATCTCTTCTCCTTGTCTTGCCCCAGACTTATAAGCTTGTGCAATTATATCCACCAAAACGGCTTCAGGGTTTTCGACGCCTGTTTTTCTTATCTCGTCTAACCAAGTTTTTATAGTCTTGGGGTTAATACGCCTGTGGACATAATTGAGGTTATAAGCAGCTCCTTCTACAAAGTTACCGTCTGCATCTTTTGTACGAAAACCATCAACACCATACTTCTCCGCTTCCTTACGGATATGGTCCATTAGCTTCCTGTATTTATCTCTTGATTTCTTTAAGGCTTCTTTTTGAACATCTGTTGCCTTATGTGTTTGAACAGATATAACATTTCCTCGCCAATCTGTCTTCTTAATCTGATACGTTAAGTTGTCGATGTAGTCATCTCCCCTTACGACTGCTTGTTCGACTAACTGAGCGAATACAGCGGCTCTAGACCCTCGATCACCTCCTTTCGGAATATCGGCGTGAAAGATAGTATCTTGGGCAGATATGT